GTACCAGTAGAGGTATAATATGTCAGACACTCTTAAAGAGTATATAGTAACACTTCATAACTTTGAAAATTTAGATTCTTTCTATAATGACATGGAAACTCCTGGTGGAGACCTTTATATTCCCAACAGATCAGTAGATGTCAAGCATAGAAGAAACATAAGCAGAAACACTCACTATATGCTTAATGATGCAGAAGCAGAAACTTTACGAAATGATTCAAGAGTTCTAGCAGTAGAACAACCACCTTCAGCATTAGGTATACAAAAAATTGCACATTGGGAACAAACTTCCAATTTTGAAAAAGATAATAGCATATTCGGAAATTTTAATAATACTGATAAAAATTGGGGATTATTAAGAGTAACAGAAGGATCTAATTTAGCCAATTGGGGAACTAACGGTTCATTTACACAAACCAATCAAACAGTAAAAACAACAAGCAGTGGCAAAAATGTTGACGTGGTGATGGTTGATTCACATATTAAAACTGATCACCCTGAATTTGCAGTTAATTCAGACGGATCAGGAGGATCAAGAGTGCAACAATTTAATTGGTTGAGTTTAAATTCTCAACTGGGAATCAATGCAGGATCAAGCAACTATGATTATTCTGATATAAGTAGCAACCATGGCACACACACAACAGGCACAGTGGCAGGCAATACTCAAGGTTGGGCAAGAGATGCCAACATTTATTATATGGAATTTAGTTACACAGGAACATTCACTCCAGGTAATTGGGAACTTTACCTTTATGATTACATTAGAGAGTGGCACAAAACAAAAGCAGTTAATCCTGTAACAGGTAGAAGAAATCCTACTGTGTGTAATAATAGTTGGGGGTACAGTTACGGTGATATTCCTCTTTCAGGTATTAACGGTCATACCTACAGAGGAACATTTACTGATATTTCAGGTCAACCAGATGCAACCAAAAAAACATCACTGGAAACATATGGTGTGCCGGTTCCTGCAAGTACATACCTATTTCGTATGCCGGCAGTATCGGCGGGAGTTGATGCTGATGTGGTAGACGCCATTGCAGACGGAGTAATAATGGTAGGCTCTGCTGGTAACAGTTATTGGCCTTGTGTAAAAAATGCCAATGCAAATTATAACAATAGTATAAGATTTGGTGTGAGTGATTATGTTCACTCACAAGGATCAAGTCCTGCAAGAGTAATGATATGTGTCGGCAATGCTGGCACAAAAACTCAACAATATAAAGATACAAGCAGTAATTATGGAGACAGAGTCGACATCTGGGCGCCTGGAGAAAACATTATTTCTGCAGTTTATAACGGTCCCGGAGATGAAACACCTACTCCTTACACTAATACATTGACCGATACAAGGGACAGTAATTATTATATCGCATCTATATCAGGAACAAGTATGAGTGGTCCACAAGTCGCAGGTGTATTGGCTAGTAGAGCAGAACAAGATCCTAACATGACTCATGCCGAAGCATTAGATTATTTGATTGATAATTCAACATCAGGAGACATAAGCAGTACTGGTAGTGATTATGGGGACAGTGAATGGTTAGGTGATGGATCAATTAATGATCAAAACAAATATTTGAGATACATTTATCATAGACCATTAAACGGAACAGCATTTCCACATCAAGATCATAAAAAAAGACCAGTATCAGGGTCGGTATATCCAAGAAATAAGGTTAGACATAAAGGATAAATATTGTTATGGCAATCAGCACAATCAACATAGGAACACTAGCAAACGACGGTACAGGTGATGATCTGAGAGAAGCCTTTGTTAAGGTTAATAACAACTTCACTGAACTAGACGCTCGTCAGGCAGAAAACACAACAGCATCTAATAAATTAGCAGATGATGGTACAACAAAAGGTGTGTTTGCCGCAAAAACTAATGATAATTTAAGTTTTAAAAATTTAAAAGCAGGACCTAATGTTTCATTAAGTGCTGATAACAATCAAATTACAATTACATCATCAGGTATTGTGAGCATATTGTTCACAACTGATGTAGGTTCTTTAACACCAATTGGTTCTCAAGGTCAAGTTACTGTGCTAGGTACAGGTGGAACAACCACTGCAGGTAGTGGATCAAACATTACAATAAATTCAGCACTAGCAAACGAAACTTCACCCACACTATCAGCAACTTTAAATGCTGGTGGAAACAATTTTACAAACGTTGGCACAATAACAGGAAACAATTTTAACGGTTTAGTTAAAGGTGTAGACATCGATGACTTAGACAGTCTTGTTGGATTTGATTTTGGCGGTGTACAAAGTCCTGTAAACAACTTGTTACAATGGCTTGAATCTTTCAATCCAGTGAATATGGGCACGATAGCGTCGCCTACAGCAACTGGCATTGACTTTGGATCTATCTAAGCATTTTACAACTCGATAAATACATATATCATGCATGATTTATGGACAGTTCAAACCGGTTATAATTTAGGTACATATCAAGAAAGAGTACCAGCAACAATCACATTACCTATTTCAGGTGCTGATTCAATTGTAACAATAGCAGGCACAATACCTCCTGGATTAAGATTAGAAGGTCAAACTCTGATAGGAACTCCATTTCAAGTCAGTAGATCAACACAATTTGAATTTTGTTTAAGAGCCAAACACGATACAAGAATTCAAGATAGAACTTTCACAGTTAATATTGAAGGTGCCGATGCACCAACATGGATTACACCATCAGGTACACTTCCAATTGGAGCAGACAGCCAACTGTTTATCTTGGACAGTTCATATGTAGACTTTCAACTAGAGGCTCAAGATGCTGATTTAAGTGCCAACACAGTTTTAGAATATTATATTCCAGAAGGTGGTGGAGAATTACCACCAGGATTAACATTAAGTCAGTCAGGTAAAATTTCTGGGTTAGTGGATCCTATCAAAGCACTTGATATTTTATCCAGCACGGGCTATTATGATTCCAACGATTATGCATCAGCACCGTTTGACTTTGGATTACAAGGATCAATTGCAAATAAAAGTTTTTATTTTGATGTGCAAGAGTTTTCAGACTTGTACAATCAACAAGTAAGTAACAGGAATCAAAGAAAATTAAATCGCTTTTATAATTTTACAGTGAATGTGACTGACGGTGATTCAACTATAAGTAGAATATTCAAAATATTTGTAGTAGGTGACGACTTTTTAAGAGCAGACAATACGATTATGCAGATAGGAACAGGCATATTCACATCAGATGGAACATTTTTAAGAACTCCGCAATGGTTAACACCATCGGACTTAGGTTTTAAAAGAGCCAATAACTATGTTACAATATTTTTAGAACTATATGATCCAAACACAGTGCCTGGAACTATCAGTTATATTTTAGAAAGCACAAACAGTGATAATTCTACTTCTACTATACCACCAGGTATGACTTTGGATCCCATCACAGGAGAAATAGCAGGTAGAGTTCCTTACCAACCTGCTGTAACCAAAGAATATAAATTTACAGTAAGTGCAGTTAGAGCCGGAACAGGCAGTGATTTAGTCACAGTGGTTATTACTCCATACGAAGACCAACAACAAGGTGGAGATAAATTAAAAATACAAAAATTACCAGTAGGTCTAGCAGATGGATTAGATGATTTAGAAAGTTTAGTTGGTAAAAAGATAACAATCAACAAAGAAGAATACACAATCTTAGGAGTAGATGGAGCAGATCAAGATTATGAAGTGCTTACATTGAATAGAAATCTTACAGCATCTGATTTAAAAGTTTATACTGGTACAGTGTACGATCCTAATGATTATAAAAACGGAATTCAAACAACAATAACAAGAGCAAACAATGAAATATTTGTTTACAATAGAATATCTAAAGACAACTACAAAGGTAGAACATTAAGAATTGGTTCTAATGAATATATTATTTCAGACATACAGTCTTTACTAGCAGAAGGTGAACCTGCATTACAAGGAATTGCTAATGCCACAGCAATGGAAAAATTAGTTTTAAATATTCCTTTAGTGGACAGTTTTGTTAATGAACAAAATATTAGTATAGCGGCATTTCAAAATGTGCCATACAGCAAAAACTTTTTATTAAACAGCACAGACACTCAACCCACAGCAACAAAGACATTTACTGTCAAGGTGTTGGGCGAAGTGGACAGTACACTGACATGGAACACTGCATCAGCATTGGGAACGTTAAAAGCAAACCTAACAAGCCATTTAAAGTTAGAAGCAACTAGCACAGTCGCAGATGCTAAAATGAAATACTTATTAATGAGTGGTTCTTTGCCTCCAGGATTAAGTCTATCGTTGGATGGAGAAATTGTAGGAAATGTTAGATTGTACAGTGAAAATTCTTTACCGGGTATAACATCATTTGATAACAATTTGTTAATACTTGATGGCGGAACAACCACAGTGGATGAAAGTTATTCATTTACAGTAAGAGCTCAAGATAGATTTGGATTTAGTTCTGTTGAACGTACATTTAATTTAATAATAAACACAGATGTTACAAAAACATTTACAGATTTATATGCTCAACCATTATTAAAATCATCACAACGAAGTTATTTCAAAGATTTTATCAGTAATACAAACATATTTGAAATAGACAAAATTTATAGACCCAATGATCCAGATTTTGGGTTACAAAAAAATATGCGTATGCTGGTTTATTCAGGAATAGAAAAGAAAGTTGTTGGTAATTATGTGACAGCAGTGTCAAAAAATCATAAACGTTCTAGATTTAACTTTGGAGATATAAAAACAGCAGTGGCAAAGTATCCTGGAACTAACAATATTGCCTACGAATTAGTGTATGCTGATGTTATAGACGTTAGAGATTCAAAAAGTTTAAGCACAAGAACATCATTCAAAATAAATCCACAAACTACATTCAAAATTAATCAAACTCAGTTGGAAGTTACAGATGATTCAACGAAATTAAATGTTGGAGGTTCTGCTTACACTATTTTTGCTCAAGCAAATTCAAGTTTATCTATTTCAGGTGTAGGAACCAGTTTAGAAATATTTGCAAGAACAGGTAGATTGCTAGTTGATGTACCTAATGGAGAATTATTAATAGATATGCAGTCAGGTCCTGATTTAGTAGTAGGAACTGTGGAGCAAATTACTGGAGATCCATTTAGATTTAGACCAAAAAATTCTGTAATCAAAGTGGACAGTGATTTATTGACAGCAAGTATGAGCAATGATGAAATAAGATACATCAGTAACATTTCTAATATGAGAGACAATATCAAATCGTTAGGCACAACTGAAGGAGGATTATTACCTCTTTGGATGCGTACAGCACAGACTGGTAATCAAGCATTAGGATATACCACAGCAGTACCATTGTGTTATTGTAAAGAAGGAACTAGTCAAAATATCGCTCTAGCAGTGAAAAACAGCGGATTTGATATTAAAAATATTAATTTTGAAATTGATAGATACATCGTGGCAGGAACAGAGGGCAATAGTGCTGATCAATACATACTCTTTCCTAACTATCAATATAATGTATAAGATAAATAACAGTAGGAAACAACTATTATGAGTAATATAGATTCAACAAGTATAGACGCAACATATCCTGTAGCAGGGCAAGATAACAACAGCCAAGGATTTAGAGATAACTTCAACACAATCAAAAGCAATTTTGCCACAGCAAAAACAGAAATCACTAGTTTAGAAACTAACACAGCAAAACTAAACGCAACCAACAACTTTGCAGGCAATGAAGTTAGTGGTGCTTTATTCAAAGGTAACTTTACAAAAAGTCATAGTGCTGGCACAGTTAGTACTGATCAAAACATCAGTTTGTCTAATGGTAATTTTCAAACAATCACTGTGGGAGCAAATGTTACATTAACATTGGCTGACTGGAGTTCACAAGCAAATGCATTAGAAAGCATTGTGGTACAGATTGTAAAATCAGGTGGAGACAGAACGGTTACTTGGGCATCAAACGGTGGAACAATTAAAACAGCATCTGGATTTCCTACTCCATTTGTAGTTGACAGCACAACCAATCCTTTGGTAGTAGAATTTTATACTTACGACAACGGAGTGACTGTGTTCGCCAGATATATTGGTCAATTCAGTTAATATTTTATGTTCCATCCATTGGACAAAGACTACAAAGACATTCCAACACAAGAATTAGAAAACAAACTCACAGAGTTGCGTACCAAATATTTGAGAGCAACCAATCCACAAGTACGCAATCAAATCAATATGTTCATCGCAGGTTACACAGAAGAATTGAAAATGCGTTGGTACCAAGAGCAAAAAGAAATAGACAAAAATTCTGGTAAAGATATAGATGATTTAATCAAAGTAGATTAATCATTGACTTTTTGAGTTAAATCACATATAATACACTTATGAAAATTGACACTTTAGGTTTGCCGAAGTACGGTGTAGAAGATTGTATGGATCTTATATACAAAGGCAAATTGGATACACTGTTCAAAGTGTATGTGGAAAAAAATTCAGAAACTGAACAATTTAATCTGTCTATCAAAGAAACAGGTGACGGACAAATGCTAAAGTTCTATGAGCCATTAGACATCAGTTTGAAAGATTTTGACAATCTTTTACAATCAGAATGGTTTATGCCAAACAGTTACAAGCAGTTTGATATTGAAAAATTTTTGATAGCACAGTGTCCAGACAAACCAGAAGCAAAAGCAAGAGTTATTGAAGAATTAAACAAGTTCAAAGAATTAGGACATCTAAATTTATTGAAGTTTTTACATTTTTTGGTAACATTTATGAAAGAAAACAAGATTGTGTGGGGTGTAGGCAGAGGCAGTTCGGTAGCAAGTTACGTATTGTATCTATTGGGCATACACAAAATTGATTCGATCCAGTATCGACTAGACTGGAAGGAATTCATCAGATAAATACACATATAATAGGAGAATAGAAAATGGCAGTAAAACAAACAGGCAAAAAAGTTTATAAGACCATGCAGGGTAAAACCGTGGACATGGATCTTTTGAGAAAAAGAAATGAATTAACTCCAGCAGTTGGCAATGCCAAAGTAAATGCTAGAGGTGACGAATTAGGAGCAGGTGGCAAAATCATCAAAAAAAGAGAAGATGTTTTAGCAGATTATTACAGAGATCATCCTGAGACCGTTTCTCATAAAGAACAAACTGCAGAGCCTGTAGAACAATCAGTTGTAGAAGAACCTGTTGCAGAAGCACCAGTAGAAGAAACTTCAAATGACGATTGGGTTGAAGATGCAGACGGAAATTTTGTTAAAAAAGAACAAAAATAATGTCATCATCAAAAATCTACAAAGGAACACTCACTCCAATACATAACAGAGTAATAGTTACTGATATGGAATTCGGCGAGCAAAAAACTGCTGGCGGAATTATCATTGCATCAGATGACGGACAAGCAAGAGGCATTCATCCACGTTGGGGGAAAGTTTTTGCTATTGGTCATGAGAACGATGACGATTACGAAATAGGTGATTGGATTTTGGTTGAACATGGCAGATGGAGTAGAGGTGTTACTATGGAAGATGAAAATGGTATCAAAACTGTTGTTCGTGTTGTAGAAGCAGAATCTATTCTAGGAACTTCCAAAGAAAAACCAGCAGATGTATTGTCCAGAAGAGTAGACAACGATGCATCATATTTGACTGAATAATACTTGACAAATTGCAGTATATCACATATACTGTACGAATGAAACTTCCAGTAATACAATCTAAAGGATTAAACACAACCGGAGTAACTGGTATTGTGTTAATGACATTACATCTAACAAACACCATCACAGGTTGGGGTTGGCCCGTTCTGTATATCATTTTAATATTAAGTGGTATGGGACAAGAATATATGAGGAGAGACTAGTGAAAGACTTATGGGTAGAAAAATATAGACCTAAAACATTAAGTGAATATGTTTTTAGAGATGATCATCAACGTAAACAAGTAGAACAATGGGTAAAAGAAAAAACTATTCCTCATTTACTATTCAGCGGTAATGCAGGTATAGGTAAAACTACATTGGCAAAAGTATTATTCAATGAACTTGAAGTAAATGATTTAGATGTATTAGAAATAAATGCAAGTAGAACAAACAGTGTAGATGATATAAGAAATACAATCATTAACTTTGTACAAATGATTCCGTTTGGTGACTTTAAAATTGTACTACTAGATGAAGCAGATTATCTATCACCTAATGCACAGGCGGCATTGCGTGGTGTGATGGAAGAATATCACACAACAAGTAGATTTATTTTAACTTGTAACTATCCAAACAGAATTATTCCTGCACTGCACAGCAGATGTCAAGGTTTTCATATAGAACGTATTGACCAAACAGAATTTACCACAAGAGTTGCTAAAATTTTAATGGATGAAGGCGTAACTCCGGACTTAGATATATTAGACACATATGTAAAAGCAACATATCCAGATTTAAGAAAATGTATTAACACTGTGCAAATGAATTCACAAGAAGGCACACTGATTGCTCCTGCGAATGCAGACAAAGGCGAAGCAGATTATAAATTAGAAATGACCGAATTGTTCAAAGCAGGCAAGATCACTGAAGCAAGAAAACTAGTGTGTAGTCAAGCACGTCCAGATGAGATTGAAGACATTTACAAATGGTTGTATGATAACATTACATTGTTCGGTGACGAAGCACGTCAAGAAAAAGCAATATTGGTTATCAAACAAGGATTAGTAGATCACACATTAGTTGCTGATCCAGAAATAAATCTTGCGGCTACAATGATTAAACTACAAAATATTTAAAATGCGTAATTGGTTCAAAGTTTGGTTATATGCTCTCGGCAGTTTTTCAGATAAGAAAACTAAACCTTACGACAAACAAGTTGCTCTAGTAAGAACTTTTTGGGTAGTGCTACACATATTAACTTGCACTATGATAATTGTAGGCAATGGTAGAATATTAGGTTGGTGGTAAAATGAAAATTAGATATTACAGAAATATTGATGGTTGGAGATGGTTAGGTTTTATACTAGCAATGGTGAGTGCTTTTT